ACGGCATCAGAACCAACAGAAGTGTCACTAAAGTCACTATTAAAGGTACTTCCTGCTACAAATTGGTTTTCAGAAGCCGTAGAAGCTTCATTTACTGCGGTCTCAAATGTTTGCACTGCAACAATTTGATCTGTTCCGGCTACGGTTTCGCTTACTGCAGTTTCAAAAATCTGCGATGCACTAATTGTTTCGGAAGTTACTGCAGCCTCAGAAACCGAGGTTTCGAAAACCTGTGCTGAAGAAACGGAGTCTGTGCCCGCAGCAGTATCCTCAACAGCACTTATAAAAACCTGTGCTGAAGAAACGGCGTCTGACCCAATGGCTGTTTCATTGGCATCTCGGTAATATACCGACATGCCCCATCCGGCTTCGCCCCAGGTGCCTGAGCTCCAGCCGCCGTCTGGCATGATTAACCCGCTACGAGCTGATCTTGCTCAAACCAACGCTGTTGGGTTGTTTCCCCGTCATTCCACTCGATTAAGTAAGACACTACGCCTTCTTCAGACATGCGTAGGGCAATTACTGGGCCTTCTGGAACAACTGCTTTTACCTTTACTACTTCGCCTTTTTTAAACATATTCGTGTCCTTATGCGTCCAAACTAAACGTATATGTTACGTTTAGAACATCACCAGAAGCTACTGTGCGGTCGCCAGGAGCTGCAAAATCAGAAGCAGAAAACAATACACCGGTAAAGCCACCCTTGGTGTTATTGCTAATCAAGAACGCACCACCTACAGTCGAGGTAGCGTTGATATTAAACGCTGCTGGAGAGGCAGAATTACTGATAACAGAAGGGTCAGCCGTAGTCGCTGTGCCAAAGGTGCAGGCAGGGCGGGTAGCGTTGGCATAAGGGGTAATCTCGGTAAAGCCAGCATGGACCGCTGCGGTATCACCAGCAACTGGGTTATTAGACGCAGCAGCGCCGTATAAGCCAATATACCAAGCAGCGCTGTATGTTACGCCAGTAAAATACTTGGTATTCATATCCTGTAAACCTTCGTTTACAACCAAGTTAGAAGGCTCTAGCACCCACTTAACGTTGCCTTGAGCGTCTACACACTCAATCTTATATTTACCCGTAGCACGGGCAGAATCACCAGATTTCATCGCCTTGGTTAAGGTGCTAGAAACCTTGTTCTTATATTTACCCGTAGCACGGGCAGAATCACCAGATTTCATCGCCTTGGTTAAGGTGCTAGAAACCTTGTCCTCAACGCTTAATTTTTCAACTTGCATTTTTAGCTCCTTAAGTAATGCGAATTATTGCTTCGTTTGCGGTATTTGGGGGCATTGTAATGTTAAATACATCTAGTGCTCCCGCAGTCTGATCCGTACCAAAATTGTATACGGCAACTGATTTATTGCCTTTACTGCTATTGTATATCAGGGCTCCTCGAGCAGTAAAGGTAACACTGGTCCAGGTTAAGTTATTAAAAGTCACGTAAGCGATTCCACTTCCTGTGCTCAGGATAGTGCCTGTTAAAACCTGCCCTCCAGCAGCATAGGTGCCTTGAGGGGTAACTTCTCCTAAAGCCGTATAAACAAGCGTATTAGGCCCTAAAGTAGCGGAAGAAGTGTAAAGCGCAATCTTAAAAGTGTCCGTCAAAAAATTATGGACGCCTTCTAGGATTTCCCGCTTAAACGAGGTGGTTAGGGTTTGTGTCAGCATTCTAGGTCACCGGAACCCTAACTTGGCCAGAGCGGTAAGCATCCTGACGCTCAAGGCCATCGCCAAGGCGTTTAGCTTGTGCAAGAGCTTCGTTGTATTTTTGCTCAACGTTAGCAATCAGGTCAGGCTCGCCTTTCATAAATAGATAGGCTTCACGTAAGGCACCATAAAGTAGCACGGGATCAAAATTGTCGCCCAGCCAAGAAGTGCCAGCATCCACAATCGACTGTGGGTAGAAGAAATAGTGCAGCTCAGCCAAATAGCCACTATTTGGAGTAGGTCCAAGAATTAAGCTAAGCTCGTTTGGGAAAGTAAGCTGTGACCCAAAAATAGCGTAAACCTTGGGAATACCAGTAGTACTAGGGTTTGGGTAGGCTTCCCGAATATAGTTCACGTCTTTGTTAATCAGATAGTAGTACTCCCCGCTAACTACGATAGCCAAAGAATAAACAGACAAGAAGTCACCAGGAGTAGATAAATACTTATTACCAGAAGTTAAGTTACCTGTAACGTTCTTGCGTAAGGAAGGAAACTGAACGGTGTTATATATGCGCTTTTCTGCTTGCTTTACAAAAACAGGGATATTGTCGTCAAACGTCTGTTCAAAGTTTTCGGTGTAATCCTTGATTGCTTGTTTTAGTTCTAAGTAGTTCATAATCCCGTTGCTTTCATGTTGCCCGCATAAGTTACTGCAATGGTCGGATTAGAAATAGGTACAGGAACCATGCCGTTAGACCCGATAGCACTGTCTCCAATAACCCCAATGTATACGTTAAACGTATCGTCAGGAATTGGGCGAGGTTCTTGCAATGCAATAGCATCTGAGACATTACGGCGTGGCTCCAACTGAGGATGCTTTGATTCATAGCAATATTGGCATGTTTTAAGTCCTTGCCACTCTTTTCGCAAGGCGTTAAGGAAGAATCGTTGTCCGCAACGATCACAGGCACCCCAGGCAAGTCTTCCTTGTGCATAAGCCATTTTAGTAGTTTAGACGTGTGTCAGGAACAGCATAATAACTAGCACTATCCCTGTCAAACTCAGAAATTCTTTTAAAATCCTCTTCGTAGATTTGTTTAAGAAGAACCATACGATCAGGGGCTTTTTTCATTGAAACATAATAAGCCAGCCCTGAAACTAGGCATGGCAAAAACTTAAAGTTTACGTCTGCAGTATTGGTAAAACCACCCGCATCTTGAATCCTGCGAATAGCGTAGTACACAAAAGTATAGGGTTGTGAGTCATCAGGGCAAGGAAAAAAGTATGCCTTTGGCTGATTAGTATGTTGGTAATAAAACTGCGCTGGACGACCTAGAGTGCCTGATTTATTAGGAGTATGCAGCCACTCTGCTTGGCTAAAACGATTGAGGGTAATATCAATGTTTTGTCCAGGACTTTGGGGAGAACGAACCACCGCAGACAACACATCTACTGTATCCGTGGGTAGATTGTATTCGAATACGTTGGCGGTTAAAGCCTGTGATCGTTCTTGTATAGTCCATAAATTTAAGCCACGACTTGCCCAATCCAAAAACAGCAAGTTCAGCGAGCGCCTTGCTGTTCTTAGATCGTAACCTGTGCGAGACTCAATACCGCAGCGTTCGTACGCTTCGGTAATCAGCTCCTCAATGTCCAGGTCAAAGGTAGTTGTACCTGACGTGGCCATTAGTTATCAGAAGCTGGTAGGTTGAGGAATACGCTTGTCTTTTGGTGTATCTACTGTGCCGCAAACTTTTTGATTTTCAAAGTTTACGTCTACTTTTTCAGGTTTTTTAGCCTGCTCGGTAGTCTCAGAGAATACTGCACCAAAACCTTTAATTGCTGCACCTACGCCACGTTTTTTCATCATTTACTCCTTATTTGCAACTACGTTTAGCCATGCCACCCATTTTTTTGTGGGCTACCTTTGCTGGCTTGCTTGCATGAGCAGCCAATTTTTTATCTTGCATCTTGTCGTAAGCAGAAGGCTTTACATCTCCGCCTTTTTTATACGCAGACTGTGGTGCAATCATAGGCAAGTTTTTAGCCATTTTGCCGGGTAACAAAGCACGACCTTGGCGATCAGCTTTTGCACCAGCAGAAGCTTTAGTTGCAGATTTTTTCATCTCGCCTCCTTTAGCGGCTTTGATTGGTTTGCCCATAGCCATAAGCTTGTGGCGGTTTGTGTTGCTTGCGTTATAGTCCATTTATCTTCCTCTCGCTGAACGTTTAGCTATTTTAGCTGTTTTAGCCGAATTAATAAACGCCTGTTTGGTAGGCGCACCTTTTGCTCCAACTGGTCTCATTTTTTCGCCAGAACCCGCAGCGATCCTGCGTTTTTTAGCTGCGATATTGGCATATAAGCCGGGTTTTGTTGCCATTACTTTACCTCCGGTTTTGTAGTTATCAGGTGCGTCTTGTTGACTTTTTCCACGAACCTTATCCAATACTTCTTTAAATCCTGGATCAACTTTGTTTTTATCTACCTTGTCTGTTGCATTAGGGTTTTGTTTAGCAGGGGTTGGAGGAACAGAAGGGGTGGGGTTTACACGTTTTACCATTTATTTTCCCCAATGGCCCATAATAAAGCCAATAACTCCTGTTGCAGCACTAACTGCTCCACCTGCCCAAATCAAGGCTTTCCAGCCTCCTTTTGCTTCAGACAATGTTTTTTGGATTATTTGAATCGACTTTTTAATTTCGTCCATGTCTCCAACAAGTTTGTCCATATCCGCTTGAAGGTGTTTAATATCGTTTGCATGTGTGGCTAACTCCCTAGCTGTTTGTATTTCTTCCATTATGCGCAGTTCCATCGTTTTAATGAAGCTTTTGCACGCTCTGCAGGACCCTTAGCTTTCGCTACTACTCCTGACATTCTGGCACAGAACGATTTTTTACGGCCTGCGTCCGCTTTTGTTTTTGGGTTTGGTGCAGGGGCTTTTAATTTACTACCTGTTGCCTTGTTGTACTTGGCTCTTCCCTTGGCAGTAAGTCCAGCTCCCTGTTTTACAGGGAGCTTTTCTCCCCGCCCAATAGCAAGGGAAGGGTTCTTAGCCATAAAACACCGTAACAGTCATATTAGCAGGGGTGGTTGCATAAATACCATTAGTGCAACGAATACCCTCGCCAGGGATGCTTATGTTAAGGGATTGAGCTGCTGCGGGGGCTACAAAACTAAAAACAGTCGTTCCGCCAGAGCCATTTTTAAGAGTTAAAGTGCCACCAGCAGCAGGAACACCTACCACCATTCCTTTAATCCTAGCAGGACCAGCAAAAACAGTAGCATCCGTTTGCCCTGCGGCAATTGCGGCTGATAAGACATCATATTGAAACATAATTATTCCTCTGCTTTTTGTTCGGGTTCTGGGTCATCTAACCTGTTCACTAGCATCCGATATGCAGCAATGGTCGCTTGAGCCTGAATTAAAAAGGTTTGTGCCTTGTTTGTTTCAGACTCTAGCGACTGGATTTCTGCCACTAAAAATTCCTTAGTAATCTGCATTACGCAACAGTAGAAACCATGATGTAATACGTTGTACCACCGCTAGTAACAGGAATGGTGTGGGTAACAACAGGGCTACCAACTTTTGCACGGAATACACCAGTTGCGCTTACTGCGGGCATAACAGCGAAATTGCCTACTTCACCTGTGCCAGAGTTAGTTACACGCAAGAAAGATGTGTTTGTCCAAGTACCGCCAGAAGCAAAGTCGGAATCTAGTTGCAATGCAGCAAGCGTACCGCCTGGGTTGGTAGAAGAACCACCAATTGTTGCACGCAAAGCATTAGCTGCTCCGCTGATTGTGCCGCCAGTATTAATTGAGGTTGAAATGTGAGCGCCATTAATTGTGCCAGCAGTAGCTGCACCTGCACCAGTTACTACAGAAAAAGCACGGATAGTCTCTCCAGAGCCTGTGCTGGTAAAGGCTAAACGGTTGTAGCTAAGGCGTGTATCGCCAGTAGTGGCGGAAGTAGTGCCATAAAAGCTAGAAACGTTGGTTGCGGTTGTTACGGAAATTGGGGAAGTGAGTGATCCACCGATAAAACCGTTAGCTGAGGCCACTGGCCCTGTAAATGAGGTACGTGCCATGGTATAACTCCTTGTATATGCAGTACATTTTCCTGTAGTCTCTGCATCGTCTGCTGGGTCAGTCTACAGGAATAAAAAATCCCAGTTCCTGGTGTATTTATACCCTTAAATTCATTTGGTTGCAACAGTTTTTTAGATAAAATGGGTTATCCCCGGAGGCGAATCATGAAATTTACCATTAAGAAGGTTGATTTACGCAATGAGTCTAATAAGACCGTAATTCTTTACCTTCAGAAAAAAATACTGCCTTCGGATGCTCCTTACAAACCAACTCACGGGCATTGGTGGTTAGCTTACACAGAAGAAGGCAAACCAGTAGCATTTGCTGGGCTAGTAAGATCACAACGATTTACAGACACAGGTTACCTTTGTCGTGCAGGGGTTTTAGATGAGTACACAGGGCACCGTTTGCAAAGACGTTTAATTAATGTAAGAATCCGTAAGGCCAAGGAATTAGGCTGGAATTGGATTATTACAGATACAACCGATAACCCTGCTTCATCTAACTCATTAATTAATGCTGGC